TTACTCTTGGATCTTTTTTTCTTGGGGCGTCATTGGGGCAAAAAGGCCTTTTGATTGCATCTGCTCCCAGATCCTGACCGCCTCAGATTTGCTCGCCGAGACGATCCACTTTCCGTAGACGGATTGTAACATTTCAAGGTCAGCGTGACCCATTTGCGCTGCAATATACGCGAGATTTCCATGCGACGTCAGGTTCCAACTAGCAAACGTATGCCTAAGTTGATAGAAGCGCCGGTATCTTACTCCGGCTCTCCTCATGATGTTGCTCCAGGCATGAGACACCCCGGCGGCGGTGAAGAACTCCTTGGCGTGTGGAACATGGGGGCCCGTCACCTTAGGCGTGAATACCGGCCTGATGCTCTGGCGCTCGATGCGACCATTCATGTCCACATCTACCGACACCGCAGCACGCATGAACGACAATGCCATCTGTGATCTGAGAGCTGCGATCACGGGCGGCTGCAGATCAACCTCCCGGGGCTCGTTGGTCTTAGGCAGTTTGAAATAGTCCGACTCGTTACTGATGTTCCTGCTGATGACCATGACCCCTTTTTCGAGGTCGATGTCCTCCCAGGCCAGCGCCCGCAGCTCTCCAGTTCTGAGGCCAGTATAGATGGCAAGGGTGATCATGTTGCGCTGCTGTTCGTGGGAGCAGGCTTCCAGCAGCCGGGTGTATTCATCAAATTCGAAAGGGTCTGCCGGTGAGGTTTTTCTGGTGGTGACGGGCCTCACTCCTCCCGTGAGTCTTGCCGCATCCGCAAGAAAGTTGTTCTTCTCACACCAGCGAAGCAACTGCCTGAATCGCCCAAGGTAGGTGACGATGGAGTTGGGTTTGAGTGAGATGTGCAGCTCATTGCGGATCTGCTCAATGTCCTTGGGCATCAGCGTTGAGACCTGTCGGTCCTTACCCAGGACATTGATGCACGCCTCAATGGCGAACGGGTAACCATGACGAGAGGTAGGCTTCAGCATGGGTTTGTGAAGCCGCCAGAAATCCTGATAGGCCTCCCAGATGGTGACGTTTCGCCGGTTTCCTCCAAATCGAGTCAGTGCTGGGCTGTCAGGGAAATGATGTGCGTAGCTGAAGGTGCCGATCGCAATCTCATGCTTGATCGTTGCGAGCTTGTTGGTGGCAAACTTCACGTTCGCCTTGGTGATGGGGAGGTCGAGGACCTCCCGGCAACGCACCCGTTTATAGGTGAAGGTGATCCGCAGCTTTTTGCCATGAACCTCCAATCCAGTGACTCCAGCCACTAGATCATCATGCTTGACTCGACCCACTTGTCATACTCCGCAACGTTGTAACGAATCTGGTTATCCGGGGCTCGGCACCATACCCGCCCTTCCGGCCACTCTCCTTTCAAGCGCCGTCCCTCGGCGGCTTTTTCTGTCATGCCTGTCAGTTCGGCGAATAACTTCGGCCTCACCCACCTGGCACATGGGTAGACGAATTGCTGCATCTGTTGGTCCTCATTAGTCTGGTTATTTCATCCCGGCCCGCTCGGTTGTAGAGGAAGCATTCCACCTGCTTCCTGCTGCTGACCGCCTGGTCAAGGCGGTACTCCCCGAACGCCGGGCGTTTGAGTTGGTGCTGGTTGGCCAGCCGGCCAATGGCCTGGGCGCTGACCCCCAGCTCCTTGCCCAGCTCGGTGGCGCTCCAGAGCTGGCCGGCAACCCGGGGCGCTTCGATAGGCAGGTCGAAGTGCGCCAGGATGCGGCCGATCTCGGCGAGCTTGGCCGATCGGGAAAGGGTGGGGGAGCGCACGGCGCTGACCAGCTCGTTGAGAAGCTGGCTGTCCTGGTCGATGGTCAGTTGAAGTTGTTGCATGGCGTGGCCCTCCTGTCCCAGAGGATGGGGCGCCGATTGAGTTGAAGGAAGGGCCGCGATTACAGCAGGGCCAGCACCATCAGTGCGGCCAGGGTGTTGAGCGCCAGGATGGCGATCCCAGCGGCCCGCTGTCTGGTCATGCCGCCACCTCGTCAGCCAAGTGTGGCACGTGGAGGATGATGGTCTTGCCGAGCTTGATGGCCAGGGCGTGCTCTGCTCTGGCGCCGGCGCTGCGCTCCCAGCCAGGCAGCATGACCAACTGATCGGCCATCTTGACCATTTCGATGCAGATGGCCATGTACTCGTGTTGCTCCAGCCCATCCGGCAGGATCGCCGGGTTTAGGGCCACATGGCCCAGGCCAAGCAGGCGGTGCGCCTCGGCATTGAAGGCGTCGCGGTTGAAGTTCGGCAGGCCTGAGATAGGCCCGGCTATGTAGATTTTCGCCATGGAGAGTCCTTGAATTGGAAGCCCCGGACTTGCCGGGGCTATGGTTATGCTCGCCAGCCCCGGTACCCGATAAAGCCGGGATCCATGACTTGCCTGAACGGCAGGACGGGGAGGTGGGCTATCAGGGTCTTGAGCTGGGGGTTATCGGGTTGGCTGTCGATGGTGACCCGGGCGCCGGGGTTGATGCGGATGTATCTGGCGCGGGTCTCTTCGGCTTCGGTGCGGGTCAGGCCGGGCTGGATGATGGGGGCTCTGAAGCGCACGACTCACCTCCTTGTAACACCGCAGGCGCGGCGAGATCAGCCCGCACATACGGCACCTCGCAGGCAATCACCGAATCAGCGCACCAACTCACCTCGCTGGTATCGCTCGGGAATGGCTCGCTGTGGTAGTGGCTCTGGTCTCCAATCTGCAGCCAGATCCGCTCCGGCGCGGTGCGGATGGTTTCGGTTACTGTCACAGCAGGATCCGGCAACTGGCCAGCCAGCAGGTCGTCGATGCGATCAAGTAGATCGCAACCACGGTAGTGCTCGGAAATGGTCTGCGGTATCGAATCGCCGATGTGCTGGTGTGCTTCGCGCAGCAGGTCGGTCAGCAGCTTGCAGCGGTCGGCCATGGCCACCATGCCATCAGCCAGCGCCTGCTCGCGCTTGTGGTGGTTGGCCAGCAGCTCCAGCCGCGACTTGAGCGGGTGGTCGGCCAGCACAGAGCCGGTGGAGATAGCGCGCTCTATTGCCACGCCGGTTCTGTTGCTCTTATCCATCATCTCCTGCATGCGTCGCTGCAGTTTCTCAACATCAGAAAACAGCACATAGCGCCCAGTGTTGTGGGCCTCCATGCACTCCCCAAACTCGCCGCGTTTGTCGCTCAATGTGCAGTTGAATCGCTTCACGATTTCTCTCCTTCCGCAAATTCGAGGGCGGCGGCCACCTCCGGCAGCAGCTCGTCCAAGGTGGCTATGGCGCCGTTCTGGTGCCAGCCGGCCACGCCATGGCTGTTGTTCATCACGCCCATCACCCCATTGAGCGCCTCAAGCAGGGTGTCGCGGTGCTGCTCCAGCAGGAGAAGCTGAGTGCCGAAGGCGCACGCCAGCCCCTTCTGCTCCAGCTCGTCCGTGGGCAGCCCGTGACAGGCATTCCAGCAGGCGACCAGCCGCCGGGCATTGGCGGCGGTGACGGACTCGGCGACCAGGTGGCCGCCGTAGTATTCGGTGGCATCGCTGCCGCTCATTTCGGGGATGGGGTGGTCTGCCACAACCGCCCCCGAGTGGCCTACCCGCAGCAGGCCTTTGGTGTGTTCGTTCATACATCCCCCAGCATTCTGATTTCGTCGTCCGTCAGGCCAGCGGCCCGTGCCTTGTCCATAACGCGCAGCCGCTCGGCGTTGAGCGCGTCAGCGCGGCGATCTGCGTCGTTGGGCTCGATGATGCTCACCGGCGCCAGCCAACTGCCGCGCACCTTCACGGCGATCTTCTTGCTGACGTTGGCGTCGCTCCCCTGGACGCCCTTGCGTGTCGCCATGCGTGCGGCGGTGGATGCTGATCCGCAGACGTGGATCGGGTACTGATGCCCACGCCCCTCGTTGAGGTCGGTGTTGGTGTAAACCACCCAGACCTCTTTGGTGTCGGTAATGGTGATGTCGGTCATGCCGCCTTCTCCTCTGCCGGGGCTTGGTAGTCCATCATGGTGCAGAGGTCGGTGATGGCCTTCGACAGCAGGATGAGGTTTGCAGCGTTGCACTGGCGCCAGTGGTGGGCGTAGTCATCGGCGTCATCGTCCGAGTCGTAATCCGGCATGGCGATGGCTCGCAGGCTTAAATCACTGTTCAGCTTGAAGCTGATGGGTTCGTGCCACAGCTCCAGCTCTTCCACCTGGTAGCCAGCTTCCAGCAGGGAAACCACATCGGATGCGCGATCCCCGTTGAGATCCATGCCTTTGAAGGTCACCATCTCTTGCGCGGTGTCGGCAGACTTGAGCTTGACGAACTGGAGCGGGAAGAAGGGGCCGAGCGCTTCCGGGCGCTCTGCACTATCGGTCAGGTAGTCTTTCAGGCGGTTGCTGATCCCCATCTTGATGTCGTCGATGTGGATGGTCTGGGTCTTGAGGGAGCCCATGCACTTCACCAGCAGGTGCATGACCACCTTGAGCGGGCGCTTGGTGGTGGTGTTGAGGTACAGCAACTCGTTGCTCTGGTCGTACAAGGCGTGAGTGAGCGTGGTTTCATATTCAGCCGTGGCGGCCATCTCAACAATCAATTGGTCCTTCATGGCCTGTTTCTCTTTGCGAGTAACCTTCTCCCGCAGACCGGAGCTGATCAGCGCATCAACGCGCTCTTTGAGCTTGCGGTTGACGATCTTGGTCGGAATGAGCTTGGTGTCTTGGCGCACGACGAATGCGTAGCCGACGCCTGGCAGGTTGGTAACAAGCTCGCCGGTCACCAGGTTGTTCTCGAACCCGGCGCAGCTGAGCTGATTTTCAGTGAGCGGAGTGAAGGAGAGCTCGGCCAGGTTTTCGCGCATTGCTGCGATGGCTGGGAGCTTGGCACTGTAGATGCTGGCGGATTTGATAACGGAATGGTTCATGGTCTGGGTCCTTTGGTCGGTTAGTTGCGGGCTTTCTTGGCCTGCAGGTCGTGGATCTTCTTGGCTGCGGCCTCGGCGGTTTGCCGGTCGCAGGTGATGCCGCCAGGAAGAACGAACTTCCCGTGCAGCTTGGGGTGGGGCATGACGACGCCCAACCCGATGACTACTGCACCGCAGTAGGGGTTTTCCGTGGCTTTCATGGGGGTCCTCGACTTATCCACCGTTTCTGTGTGGCCAGCGGTGGATGGGTTGGGGGTATCAGGCGGCAGCGCTGATGGGCTCTGCTCCGGCAAGCAGCAGGGTGAGCTTGCTGACATCGCGGATCCGGCATTCACCGCGCCAGTTTGGGGCGAAGATGAGGAGCATAGAGCCCTTGGGGTTGCCCTTCATCTCCTCGCCGGTGGCCTTGTTGATGAAGCTCACCCGGCCGTTGCGCCATTTGCCATTGGCATCGTGGTAGCCAGTGATGTGCCGCACCTCGCTGGCACGCATACCGGGATACCATTCGGTGCTGGTGTCCTGGGGGACCAGCATGACGGTGCCGATGCCGCGCCCCTGCTGCTCGATGGCCTTTTCTACCCACGGCCCTATATCGGAGTAGGGCGGGTTGAGCCATGCCCAAGGCGAGCGCACTGACGGGCTGATAAAGTCGCCCCAGTCCACGCTCAGGGCGTCGATATCCGGTGTCAGGAACTTCTCGCAGAGCGCCGTTTCCGGCAGGGCGGCGGCATCGAGGGCGAAGTTGAACTCCAGATCCAGCGCCCGGAAGAGATAGAGCGGGGTCTGAGTCATGTCGCGGGTGGCTTCTGGAGTGGTGGAGCCGCGGTAGTCAGCCATTGGCGGCCTCCTTGCTGGCGTTGTACTGCTGAATCCCCCAGACGATAGCGTGCAGGATCCACAGGTAGTGGTGGCTGTATCGCTTCATCGTCAGCCCCTCCATCAACTCATATTGGCTTGGCAGGTCTGAATCGTGGATAGCCTGGCAGGCCTGAAACTCGTGGCTGTAGCTCTCTTCGCAGATTTCATTGACCGCGCTGATAATGCCTGAGCAGTCCTTGCCATCTTCTTCACAATCTTGTTGCAGCTCCGCTATCCACTCCTGCAGCCCAGACTTGAAGGATTCCTCGTCAAACTCCATGCAGATTTCATCGCAGCGGCCAGAAGCTCCCATCTGGAGTTTTTCGCCCCAGTACCGCGGATTGACGCCCTTCTCGAAGTTGCCACCGAAGAACTCGAACATGTCGGCGGTTCGGCTGAATGTCCATGTCCCCATGTCGCCGCAGACCGTGAGGTGGCCAGGCCATGTAACCAGGTCGAAGCGGTAGACAGAGCTGCCACGGTTAGAAAACTCAAGGTGACGGTAAAGGCCATCATCACGATGCACCTTCATGGTGTGTTCAGAGGTGTCGCGCAGAAAATCATTTTTCGCTTGCTGGGTGCTCATGCCGCATCCTTGTGCTGTTCAGCCTGCTGGTTGGCTGCAAACTGCTCCTCCCACAGCTTCACCTTGAGCTCGCAGGCGTAGACGATCTGGCCGACCAGCTTCGCGCCGATCCCCTTCACCTTGTCCAGCTTGTTCCCCTGGTGGCTCATCACCTTGTAGAGGGTGTCGATCCCGGCCTCTTCCAGCGGCTTGATGGTGCGCGGCGGTAGGCCGCATTCATGGATACTGACTGTCTTGGCCCATTCGGTGCGGGGTTGCAGGTGGGGGTGACTCTGCTCCAGTGCCTCCTGCATGAAGGCGAAGATGTCCTGCGTCATGGCATCAGGGGCCCCGGAACCATAGGGCGCCGGGTAGATGGGGTTCATCCACTGGCTCAGCATGACCGAGCAGCCGGAGCCATCGGATTTCATGGCGTGCAGCTTCCAGCTGAGGTCGTTGATGAGGTAGGGGAGGTTTGATTTCAGGCCATGATCCACCATGTATACGTCCCAGAGCGTGCCATCCTCACCCTTGTAGGTTTTGCCGAGGTGTTTGTGCCAGATCAGCTTAGCGGCTCGGGCGCTCTCCAGCTCCATGATGACGGTGTGACGGCGCTCCAGCTCGCGATCCTGCTCGTTGATGGCGCTCAGCAGCTCACTGATACGGCGCCCCAGCTTTAACACTTCCGCACGGTAGGAGGCTTCGTTGCTCTTGTGCTTGGCGATCGCAGTGCGCTGCTCCTCCAGCAGCTCGTTCTTCTCCTTGATGCGGCGTTTCATGCCTGCCGGATCCATGGCGTTGAGGTCGGCCAGTTGACGCTCGAGCTGGCGGGTGGCGTACTGCAGGGCGCCGTACTTGGTCTGGACATCGTTCAGGATGCGCTGGGCCTTGTAGAGCTCGTCTGCCATGGCCTCCAGCTCGGCGGCGCCTTCTTGCCGTGCAGCTGCAATGCGCTGCTCGGCTTCGGCTACCTGCTGGCGCAGCTGGCTGACCAGGGCAGCCTGGGTGAGCAGCTCGCCATCCCGGGCTTCCAGTTGGTCGATGAGCCCATTGAACTCGTCGATGTGGGCGTTGGCGGCCTCGCTGATCATGGTCAGGTTGGCGTTGAGCAGGGTTTCGAAGCTGCCGATGGCGGCCTTGGCCGGGCCGTCCGGCATCAGCAGGATGTTGCGGATCTGGCTGGTGAGGGTGTTCAGGGCGAGACTGGTCGCCTCGCTGGGGTTCAGCGTGGTCATGGTTGGTCCTCTGGGATTGCAAAAGCCCCGTTGGCGGCGGGGCGGGTGATCAGTAGTTGATGGTCAGGTGGTCGATCTTGTTGCCAGCGATGTGCTTGATGAGGTTGATGGCTTTGCCCTCCTCAATCCCCAGGCCCATCAGGTCCATCAGGATAGCGTTGTTGATGGTGCGGCGGTGCTCCATGTCGGCGGCGCGACGCTCGTCTTCCTGCTGCTTGCGGGCCTGCTCCTGCTCGATGCGCTGACGCTCTTGTTCTGCGGCGCGGGCGGCAGCCTCCTCTGCCAGGCGTGCGGCGTTGGCTTCGGTCTGCTGGCGGGCCAGCTCGGCGGCTTCGGCATCGCGCCGTGCCTGCTCCTCACGCTCACGGGCGGCCTGGGCTTGGCGCTGTGCCTCCAGCTCGCGGTGCTGGGCGGCTTCACGCTCCAAGCGCTGGCGATTCTCTTCCTCTCGGCGGGCTTGCTCCGCCGCCTGCTCGGCTATCAGGCGCTCGCGGTCGATGCGATCCTGTTCGGCCTGCTTCTGGCGCAGCTGCTCCAGCTCTGCCTGCTCGGCTTCGTACTTCAGGCGGGCTGCCAGGGCCTCGCCGAGGCGCTTGGTTGCGAGCTCCTTGGCGACGGTCGCCTGGGGTAGCAGCTCTTGCCAGGAGTCGTCCAGGGCGTTCTGCTCGACCTCCTGCAGCATGACCTGCAGGTCGGCGGCGGCGATATCGATGCTGGCAGAGGATCCCAGTTCATTGAGGCGGGCCAGTCGGGATTGCAGTGCTGCCACTCGGGCTTCCTCTGCCGCTTCGTACTGGGTGAGCGGGGCGCGCACCTCGTCTTTCAGGGCGTCCAGGGTGTCGCGGATCTGCTTGCGATTGGCGTCGATGCGCTTGGGGATCTCCTTGAACTTGTCCGTTTGCTCTTTGCCGAGCCCGTCCAGGTAGGTCTTGGTGCGGGCGACAGCGTGGGCGATGCTGGCGATCTCCTTGCGGCCCTTGGCGGTGGTGATGTCGGGCACCAGGCTGGTTGCCTTCTGGCGAATGTCGGCCAGCAGTTCAGCCACGCCCTGGCCCTCGGTGAACAGGGCGACGGCGGTAGTGGGTTCGATGACAACCAGATGGGTCTGGGCGGTGTCGGTCTTGGCTTGTTCGGTCATGGCGGGTCCTTGGGATTGAAAAGGCCCGCAGCGTGCGGGCCTTGTTGGTTATTGCTGGGCGCTGTGCCCGGCACTGAGCTGCTTCTTGCGCTCGCCGGCGATCTGCTTGATACCTGCGATGATGTTCTGGTCGCCGGTTTCGTTGGCCCAGGTCCAGGCGGTGGTGTAGGCCTGTTGCCACTCGGCGGTATCGCTGGATCCCTCTATGGCGGCACAGTGGTCGGCGTAGGCGTTGGCGTGGTCCGCTTGGGCGGGTTCGGCCATCTGCTCATGTTCCAGGGTGACCGATTCGGTGCTCTGGCTGCGGATGGCATCCAGGGCGCGGCTGCCGCCTTGTTTTGGGATGGGTTTCTCTGGCTGCCGCGAGAAGTCGAACTCATCGCCAGACTCCAGCAAGGTAACCAGTTCTGATGCGGACGGGAGACGTCGGGCGAGGCGATGTAGGACGCTTTTTACCGCCATCCTGTCGTACCACTTGGCCCAAGCCCCGTATTCGCTATTACCGGTCTTACTGGCACTTTTGACGCGCTCGATATCTTCTTTTGGCATGACCTCGACAATCAATTCGCCTGAGTGCAGCTTGGCAAAAGCGAAAGCCAGTGAGAACTCGCCCCGGCCTTTGAAGGTGGGGCGGTAGTTGATGTGTTCACCTTGCTCGTCCATCCAGTAATCGAAGGCGTCGCCATCAAACACGGCTTTGGCGGCAATGACGGCAATCTGACCGCTCATGCGGGCGCGCTTTAGCACGCCGTCAACCATGGGGATGTACTGCGCTTTGAGGACGAAGTTGGTGCCTTGCTTCTCCTTGAAGGTGACCAGTGCCGCCTCTCGGTTGTCCGGCACAAGCCCGTGTGTCGCACACCGGATAAGGGACTGGATGACTGACTTTTGGTCGGCGTTTGCCAACTCTGGGTTCTGTGCCATGGCAGTGGCGGCGGCCCGCACAAAAGCCTCAAAGCTCACGCCTGACGGCAGAAGGGCCTCAATGCCCTGGCTGCGAAGCTGGGGTGCAATCATTGCGAAGAAGTGGCCAGAGCTGCCCTCTAATGGCACCAAAGTCTCTACGTTTGATACGTCGTTCATGCTGCTTTCCTTGTCGCCCAGGCTGGGCGCTGGAGGGGTTTGAAGTCGTGCCAGTCGTTGTTGACCCGGCAGTCGTGGAAGCGATGGAGGTCGCGGCGGAACAGGTCCTTGCCCGCATCTTTCCAGTCATCCGTCAGGGGGCGCACCCGCACCGGGTAGCGGCCACAGTTCACGCTGGTGCTGACCGCCAGAAAGACGAATTCCGGTTCCTCGCCCATCACCCGGTGGAAGCCTTCGGAGTACATGGCATCCTGCACGTGGTAGCGGAAGTCCTCGACATGGCGCTCGAAGCGCCCCATATCGTCCACCGACTTCACGTCGATCATGATGGGGTGATTGCTCAGGTGGCGGTCGGGGCGGATCCGGCACAGCTCCTGGGTCTGGGGGTCAATCCAGTAGAAGGAGGCCTCGCTGTGCCCTTCCTGCTCCAGCAGCCAGCGGGCGTCCGGGTGGGCCATCACGCTGTCGCGCATCAGGTAGAGCTTGCGTCCCTCCTCGGCATCCATCACCGTCTTGCCCAGCTCGGCGCAGCTGGCCAGGAACTCTGCCTCTTCTGCTTTGCCGGCGTTGGTGCGGCGGTTGAACGGTGGGGCGATGATGAAGCGGTCTTTGAACTCGTCGGGCTCCAGCAGCAGGCAGTGGATGGCGCTGCCCATGTCGAAGGCCTTGAGCTTCTCCTCATCTACCGGGGCATTCTTGGCCCAGATATAGGTGGCCGGACTCTCGGCTATCTGGTCGAGCTGGCTTTTGCTGACCCCGGGGCCAGCGTGGTACTCCTCGTTGGAGAGGCCGAACACCCGGCCCAGCGGGTGTGCGGCGGAGGTGTCGGCGATGGCATTCATGCTGCGCTCCTTTGCTGGTACTGCTCCCATTGCTGGTCGCTCATGGCGTCGTGCAGGGCGGCGAGGTGACTGCGCCAGGCGGCCTGAGCGAGCTCTGTCAGCCCGGCATCGACCACCTGGTCAATGAACTGCGTCAGTGGCGCTTGCCGGCCTTCGTGCATCAGCAGCCAGATAGCCTGGTTGTAGTGGCGGTGCTGGTCGGCATTCACCTCGGCGAGCAGGGTGGCCGGGTCGGTTTCAAGCATCCCGGCCAGCAGCAGAGGGCGGTTTGTCGCGGCCCACTCGGCGATCCACTCGGCCTTGGCGTTGGCCTCGGCCTCCTGGCTCTCCAGCATGGCAAGCAGGGCGGTTTCGTTGGTCATGGTCATGGTCTGGGTCCTGTGGTTGTTAAAAACAAAAACCCCAGCACGAGGGCTGGGGTTGGTGGGCAAGTCAACAAAAAGCCCAGCGCGAGGGCTGGGCTTAAAAATTCTGTAGCGTTCAGATAAAACAAAGCCCCCAGAAGTGGGGGCTGACACAGCAGCGGAGGGAGCTTGTTATCGCTCGGTTACCGCGCTGGCTACAATGGACGCACCTTAGAGTAGTCTAGATGCCTGTCGTTACTCGATGAGTACGCAGGAGACAATAGAATGATAATGGTTGGGCCGATTACAGGCAAGCAGAACTCATTAAGCCAGGTTACGTTGAGCTATGTTGCCGAGACGTGGTGGACCAGAAAGCCCATACCGATGCCATGCAGGACGCAGCGGTGAATGGCTGCCATCTGCTCTCTGCCCAGGGTGTCCCTGTGATAAATCCGCCGCCCAGCTTCTTTGCCAATACATACGGCGGTCAGACGATGAAAACCGACGGTGTAGACCATGTCGCCTTTAACCCAACTGTCTCGACCCATGAAGTGTTTGCACTTAGGCATCGATTGTCGGGGAAGCTGATAATGGCATTCCTGAATTTTGTCCGGCTCAACCGTGCTACATGCGACCACGGTCACTAGGCCGTGTTTGGCTGCGAGCACGATCACGGGCCTGGCCATTTTGGTCATTTCGGGTTCTTTAAAGCCAGGTTCAAAGTCACAAAGAAGGATTTGACCTTTTTTGGGGGTAAAATTCAGAGCCACAGCATCACGTTAATTTGAGTCAGATGGACCCATGATAATGATGTTGAGGCTATATCGCTATTTATTGCGTAGATCTGACATCTGTCAACGATTCCAGCCTGCAACCCCCTGATGCAAGGGGCTCCAGGCTGGCCACTGTTGCCAGTGGCCAGCGTTCACGTTCACGCGCTGCTTTCCGGTTTGAACGGGGTATCGGCGCATCCCTACCGGCATCGGGATTCGTGGTTGTGAGCCGGTTCCAGGTTGTTAAAGAGCAGGCCCAGCCGAATTTGGCGTGAGCGAAGCCAAAGCATCCTTGCGGTGCTCGAGAAAGAGGCTTTGGCTACGGCGCTATCAGGGAAGCGCCAGACCCGGGTCAGATGGCGTTGCGGTGGAACTCAGCGCGCCAGTGGAGGAGGGCGCGGCATTTCATGGCGGTCATGGTGCGCACCTTGGCAGACTGGGCGGTGCGGGCTGCGACGAGCTGGTGCCGCTCGGTGGCCATCATGGCAACCGTCAAGCGTTGCTTGATGGCCCGGCGGCGAGCGGCGTTGCCGTTCAGGCGGTCGGCGATGGCGGCAACGATCTGGTCGGCGCGTTTCGCGGCCCTGGAAAAAATGCGCTTGGTCATGGTATATTCACTCCTGTTGGCGAGTTGGTCCTCGCTAATTCCCACTTGATTCGTCATGCTGGGTCCTGATTGCTGGGGTTGGTCCCTCGGCTTTCACTGACCGGGTGGTACCCGGTCCTTCGAAGCCCGCCTTGTGCGGGCTTTGTCGTTCTTACGCGCTGGTCAGGCGCTTCACTGCTGCCCTGGTTGGGGCTGGGTCCTGTTGCTGGTTGTCTAAATTTGGTCGGAGATACAGGGATCGAACCTGTGACACCCTCATCCCAAATGAGGTGGCATACCGCTTGCCGAATCTCCGAGGTTGCCGGTAATTCGATTGCTTTACCGAACAAGGTGAAGGTTAATATTCGCGAACACTTTCGTCAATGAGAAATGTTCGGTATGACGAACTTTTTTGATGTGGGTACGGTTACCCCAAAGCTGCGGGCATGAAAAAGCCCGCACAAGGCGGGCTAGGCAAGAGTTGGGACGGTTATTCCTTCACATCACGACGGAGTTCAACCATTCGGCCGTAAACCAGCGCCTCTTTGATTGGCACAGCACCAAGACGCTGATCATCGGTGACGAGACTGATGCCAGATAATCCATCAAGGGCTTTGAGAAGCCTCCGCTGCTTACTCTCACCCAGGCGGACCAGTAGTATATCTTCATGCCGGGGCTCTCTGTCGGCCAAGTCGATCACACAGATATCACCAGTCTTGATGCCGGATTCGGCAAGATTGTCATCGTTGGCAACCACGCCAATAAGTTGCCCGTCCAGTTCACTGAAAATATGTCGCCCGCTATCCAGAGAGGAAAGCGCATCCGACGGGTGGTTACCAAGTTCAGACATTTCCCATACTGGTACTTTGCCGAGGTTGGTATCTGTCACATAGGTACCACTTTCCTTGCCGCTGTAGAGCCAGAGTGGATCACAGCCAAGAGCTTTGGCGATTGAGAGTAGGCTACTAACCCGCAGGTCTTTTAGCGGGTCTGACAATAGGACGGAGATTACAGCCTTGCTGATCCCGGACTTGCGAACCAGGTCTGCCTGCTTGTAGCCCCGCTCCTTCATCATGTATTCCAGTCGATCTCTAAAAGAGGTCATATCTCTCTCTCGTTCGCGTAATAAAACCCAAAATGTATTTTCACCTATTGCGTGTCCTTAATGTCGATCATTGACATGTTCGTGTAACCGAACCAAAATGGGCAGGAAACACCAGACAACGATGAGAGGACCAGACCAATGAAGAAAAACGACGCCATTCAATTCTTTGGCGGCAGTAACGCCCTTGCTCGCGCTCTCGGCGCAGCGAAGAGCACGGTATCCGAGTGGCCAGAGGTTATCCCTGAGAAGTTTGCTGCTCGCATTCACTTCGTATCCGGCGAGAAACTGGACTTCTGCCTGGAAGACTATCGACCTGAACAGCATGAAACCCAGCAGGCCGCCTAACCAGTCGCCCAACCATCCACAGGACCCAAGACCATGACCAATCTGAGCCTTATCAACAACAACGACCAGACCATGAGCAGCCTGGAAATTGCCGAACTGACAGGGAAAGAGCACAAGAACGTTCTGGCCGATATCCGCAAAATGCTGGTCGAAATTCAATCGGCTGAAAAGCCAGCCGATTACAAAGACGGCAGAGGTCGCACCCAGCCGTGCCTTTTGCTGACCAAGGAAGAAACCCTCTGCCTTGTTGCTGGCTACAGTGCCGCCCTGCGCATGGCGATCATCAAGCGCTGGCAGGAGCTGGAATCCCAGCAGGGGCCGCAGATCCCGCAGACCTATGCCGCCGCGCTGCTTGAGGCCGGACGCCTTGCGCTGGAAGTGGAGCAGAAAAACCATCTGTTGGCGGTTCAGGCGCCCAAGGTGGCGTTTGCCGATCGCGTTGCTGGTGATGACAAGGGCGTCAACATAGGCAATTACGCCCGCGCTGTCGGGCTCGGCCAGAACGTGCTGTTTCGGGCGTTGCGCGATCATCGCATCCTGATGAGCGGCGGGAACCGGCACAACCTGCCGTTTCAGGACTACATCGAGCGTGGGTACTTCACCGTCAAGGAGGGCACCCGCACCCACAACGATGAGACCGTCCCCACCTTCACGCCCATGGTGACCGGCAAAGGTCAGCAGTGGCTGACCCGACGCCTGATCGACCTTGGCTATTTGAAGCCCATCGCCGCCTGACCACCGGCCCGCTTTTCTATCCAACACAGAGGACCAACCCCATGGGAAGAGTATCGCTCCCCGATCATGAAAATATGAGCACCCGCTCCCCGCTGCGGGTGCGCGGCACCCCAGCTCAGCGCCAGGTATGGCAGGAAGTAGGCGCTGAGTGTGGCATGACCGAAACCGCATTTGCCCGCACCTCGCTGCTGATCCTGCTCCAGGCCATATCTCAGCACGAGCCCACCATATTGGCGAGGGCCGTTAAACGGGCCAATCGGAGCTTGCTGGAGCAGGGTTTTCCGCCCGTGACCGTCGAGGAGATCCTGGAGGGCTCCGGCCTGCCCGAGCGCGGCCTGCTCCAGTTCAGCCAAGAAGACGAGGCCGCCTACAACGAGGAGCGCCCGCTGCGCCCCCTGCAAAAACTCATCAACTTTGTCCTCGGGAGGTAACCCATGACCATGCAACACCGTCCGCCGCGCCCGGCATCCCAGCACGTCAGCGATCGCGACAACATCATCCTGAAGTCGGTCATGCACGAGCTGGCCCTAGCCCTCGACGAGCCGCTGATCTCGACCGCGCACGCCGCTGGCACCGATCGCCAAGCCGTCCGCCTGGCCCGCGAGCTGGAAGCCCGCACCCTGGAGCGTGCCGAAGCACAACCCAGCGCATAACCCTCTTTGGCCCGTCTCACCAGCGGGCTCATAACCTGGACCTGACCAATGACCAATCCAACCATGGCCCATGGGGGCCACCCCTTGCCGCACTCTTTGTCGCATGACCTCAACCACTGCCCGCTGTGTGGCGGTGAGCTGCAATCCGGTAACGATGACCGCGCCTTTGAGTGCCCGGCTTGCGCCTACACCGAGCACGAGGTGGCGGCATGAGCACCGTTCTTAAATTCCCGGGGCCCAGCGCCCCACATAACCCCCCTCAGAAGGAGGCCCGCGTGGTCGCAGATCTTGATGATGGGTTTACCCGTGTTGCCAATGAGCTGCTGGATGCGCTGATGCGCACCAAGATGAGCGGCACACAGAGTCAGGTGGTAATGGCTGTGATTCGTCAAACCTATGGCTACCGTAAGGCGAAGGATCGCGTTCACACCGGTTATCTGGCCGAGCTGACAGGTCTTCATAGCAATCGCATCAAGGATGCGGTGGTTGAGCTGGAGAAGCGCAACATCCTGAAGATAGAGCGGGGGAGTGGCATCTTCTTCATGGTGGCGGTAAACAAGGTCATTTCTGAATGGATTTCGGACAAAATTGAGTCCAGAGATGCCGCACGGAAATCCGTGAAAGCATCACGGAAATCCGTGAATAAAATCACGGAAATCCGAGATTCGAATCACGGAAATCCGTCCACAACAAAAGAAAACTACAAAAGAAAAGAACAGATAAAGATCTCTTCGTCGAAGAACGCTGACGCGCCCCCCGACGCCGGAGCTGTTGAATCGGTTTCTGCTGCTGTCGAGAAGATCCGACCCGATGCCGCCGTGCAGACCCCGAGTGGAAAGTTCTGGGGTACCCAGGATGACCTGACGGCAGCCGAGTTCATTCACGGCAAGGTCTTGGTGGTGAACCCGACTGCCAAGGCCCCCAACTGGGCGCAGTGGGCGAACGATATCCGCTTGATGCGCACCCAACTGGGGTACACCCATCACGAAATCTGCTCGCTGTTCAAGTGGGCCAACCTCGACCCGTTCTGGTCAGCCAACGTGCTGTGCCCCAAGACCCTGCGCAAGCAGTGGGACAAGCTCACCGCCAAGCGTGCCGGGGTGGTGCGCCAGCCAGCGCGCGGGGACGAGTGGGATCTGACCAAGACCATGACCGCCGACAAGCTCAACCAGCTGATCCAGGAGGGGTACTGATGACCATGAAACCGTTGAGCGAAGTCCTGGCCAGCATGCCGAGCGAGCTGCCTCCCGTGCCGGTTCGCCCGGTTGCTGCGGTGGTAACCGAGCAGGATACCCAGGTGGTCGCCAAGTTGTTCGAGCAGCTCAAGGTGATCTTTCCTGCTTGGCAGCGGGCTTTCCCCAATCCCGAGATGCAGGCCAGGGCGTTGCGAGAGTGGACCGTGGCGCTGGTCGAGGCCAACTGCACCAGCCGTGATCAGCTAAGCCAGGGAATGCGCACTGCACGCAGCCAGGGTGGAGAGTGGTTTCCGAGCACCAGCAGGTTTATCCGGTGGTGCCAGATCACGCCGGAGTCGCTGGGGCTGCCGACACTGGATACTGCGCTGGTCGAAGTGCGCACCCGCCGGTTTACCCATCCCGCCGTGGAGCTGGCCGCCAAGGCGACGAGCTGGGAGCGCCAGACATTGAGCCTTGACGCCTACCGCCCGGTGTTCGAGCAGGCCTACGCGCAGTTGCTGCGCCGTGTTGTCGCCGGGGAGGACCTGGGGGCCCAGGTGCGCAAGGGGCTGCCAACCAGGGAGCAGATCCAGCACAGCCCCGAGTTTTACCAGCAGACCGGCCAGCGGGGCGTGGAGAGCCTCAAGGCGCTGTTCAAGCGGGGAGGGCTGGCCAATGTTCAATCCTGATGTGAGTGCCGCAGTCGTGGCTGCGAAGTTCTGCCGGGTGGTGATCTACTCCGCTGTGCGGGGCTGGTGTGGGGAGCGGGTGCAGCTCGAGGTGGCCGACGAGATCGACGCGCTGGGACACACCGACCAGCAGCGTGGCGCAGGGCATTGGCTGGTGCAGAGCACGACGCCGGAGCAAGTGGCGGAGGAGGCTGCTCGGCTGAGAGCCGCGCCAGTGCTGGTGTTGCGGTGCGATGCCTCGTTTGGGGCTGTGGATAACTTCGTAGTGGAGGGCCTTGCCAACCAGTGACACAGGGGGTAGCGCCCCGTACCATTGCCAGTGCCGGACCTAGACCACCCGGCAGTTTGACCAAAGGACCCAGACCATGACCAAACCACATACCCGAGATCTATCCATCGCGACCCAGTTGGGGCGCGTGATCGCCGTCATGAGCGACGGCAAGGCCCGCACCCTGCGCGACATCGAGCGCGAGTGCTGGAGCCGCTACGGCCACGCCGACACCCAGGCCGCCATCAGCGCCAGACTGCGCGAAGTCTGCTGCCACGGCTGGGAGAAGCACTCCAGCAACCAGAACATCGACGGCAAGCAGGTGTGGCATTACCACCTGACCCCGTTCCCTACCACCGAGGCCGTTGCAGCCAAGGCGGTGGCGGCATGAGCTACCCCAAGTATTTTCTGCGCAGCCCCGATATCCGGGCCCGCGCCAGCCAGTTGGTCGCCAGCCTGCCGGTTGATCAGGACAAGCCGCTGGTTATCGAAATCAAGGAGCTGACCCGCAGCCTGGCTCAGAACGCTCTGTTCTGGGCCGTCATGACCGACATCGCCGAGCAGGTCAACTGGCACGGCCGCAAGCTCTCCAAGGAGGACTGGAAGCACGTTCTCTCCGCCGCCCTGTACCAGCAGGACGTGGTGCCGAACATCGACGGCAATGGCTTCGTGGTGCTGGGTAAGTCCACTTCCAAGATGACCGTGCGCGAGATGCGCGATCTCATTGAGCTGGCCCAATCCTTCGGCGCCCAGCAGGGCGTGAAGTTCGGGGATGAATCCCGCCGAGGTTTCGACTGGGTGGCGGCCTACGGGAGGGCTGCAGCATGAGCAAGACCAAGGCTGATAAGCAGTGGTTGGACGATGTGAGCTCTCTGTGCTGCATTGCTTGCCGAAATGCTGGCCTGGGGGCGAGCCTCGCCGAAATTCACCATGTGCGCTCTGGCGCCGGGATGGCGCAGCGCTCTGCTCACACCCAGGTGCTGCCTCTTTGCCCTCGCCATCATCGCGCCTGCTACCCCACCGGCTTCCACGCCGCACCGCGCACATGGCAGCAGGAGCACGGCAGCGAGGAGGCCCTGCTGGAGCAGGTAGCCAGAGAAGTCACCGAACTGCGCAAGAACACCATCGGGAGGGCGGCATGATCCACCTTACCGCCCTCGATGCGACCCGGTTGCTGGGTAGCAGCTCGAAGGTCAGGAGCGCAGCCAACCAGGTGCGCAAGGCGCAGCAGGTCACCTCCCTGCACGACAAGGTGCTGACCCAGCTGGTCGGCCTTCCTGACCCCGCCACCGAGCTGTTGTTTCACCCCAAGCGCAAATGGCGCTTCGACTACGCCTGGCCCACCCGCATGATCGCCATTGAGGTCCACGGCGGGATCCACTCCGGCGGCCGGCACACCCGGGGGAGGGGGTTCGTAGAGGACCGGGCCAAGATGAACGAAGCCACCTTGCTCGGGTGGACCGTGCTGGAAGTTACCCCAGAACACATCAAATCCGGCCAGTTGCGCGCCTGGCTGCTCGCCGCCTTCAATCAGGACCCAGACCAGAGGACCAAACTATGACCCACGCTATCGAAATGGCTCTGCGCCTTTTCTCGCCGAAAGGTGCACTTCATGAACCCTCGTCTGGTCGCTCCAGCACGCTGGGGAGAGAGGAGTTTCTGGGAGCCCTGCAGGTGGCCGCAAAGAGCAACCCGCAAGGACTCCAGTTTCTCATGGCTGACCACCTGGGGGACGAGCAGGCACTGGCGTCATTGCTGGCACACTTCAGCACCACGCTGGACAGTGACGAGGCCGGTGGTATGGCCATGACAATCCTGCTGCGCCGCCCGCTGCCTGAGCAGTTGGAGCACTTGGTGCTGTCTCACCCTCACTATGACAAGGAGCGCCGCCGGGCCGCCGTGGTGATGGAGAAGGGCAAACGAGCTCACCGCAGTGGCAATGACCACGAGTATCAGCGCCTGCTAGCCGAGCGGAACGGGATCCTGCAGTTGGCACGCGACCAATGTGTCGCCGAGATGCTGCAATCTGGCCGCTGTCCTCACTGCAAGGGAACCGGGATCCGCCCCCGCAAAGGTGACGACTGCCCGAAGTGCCACGGCTCTGGTGGCATTATAACGAACATGGGTATGGTGACCCGCCGATTCGGTGAGCCGATGCGTCAGGCTGTAGAGCATGCTGTTGATGAGGTGCTTCATCAGGCGTCAGACCTGTCCAAGCTGATGGACCGGCAGGTGAGGGAGATGCGGGCGGCTTAGGAAGGAATATCACACCCCATGCTATGGGATACTTTGATGAAGACAAAATTCAAATCTAATGGGGTGTGGTCTAACTGTATGAATATGTTGTCTTTTTATGTTTTTCCTTGTTCCTGGGTAGCACTGGCAGTGCCATAATTGGGTTGACGGCTAGGTCATCATTGGCCATCATTCCGGCTACACCATTGACTTACGAATCGTGAGTCCAAGGTGTTAAAAAAGGGCCCTAAGGCCCTTGGATGTTGATGATTACCTCCTTAATTTGCTCTATAGCATCTAAAACAAGCCTGCCAAGTTTGAACAGTGCGCTGGCTAGTTTGAGGAGTGATTCAAGTGATTGGGCTATTGCGAGTAGCCTATCAGTCAGTTTCGAAGACCCTGCAGTTACCAGCTGTGGGGTCTTCGCATTCTCGGCCGAAGCCGCACTTCGTCGCCCTATCGAGCGTCTTGATTTCGCCATGACGTTTCTCCTTGCACGGCGGTGGATAAATTTTCTTGTATAGCATCATCCAATCTCTCCTTTCTGATACCTATTCAACATCGCTGAGCTTAGGTTTTTTGAGCCGCAAGCCCAATATATAGTGTTGATTTGAATTCGAACTACAAGATAGTGAGGTCGTCGTGGCATTGCAATCTGTGGATAACGCATAGGCTGTGGATAAATTGTGGATTCTCGGACTTGTGTTAGTGGCCGCTCACAGTGAGTGGGTTTTCATCCGTCCGATCCGGCAAATGCAAGTCCGTTGATCGAAGATGGAAAATTTAGATAACTTTTTTTACTTGCGAAAACGTGGTGTTTTTCATGGTTGAGTTTATCTGTATGCCCTGTTACGCAAGGGATACAGGGAAAATGAGTCCACTGTCAGCTAGTCTGCTTTCTGTGAGCCGAGTAGTATCTCGGAGTTCAGGCCAGATTCGAGACCTTGACATTCATTTTTCATTAGGCGGGATGCATGGAAAGCAAGCTGAAACCTATCGCCCTACAAGTCGCCGGTTGGGGGCTGCTCCAGGGCGATTTCTTTGACTTTCACGAGGTGGCAGAACGGCTGGGTGTCCCTGCTGAGGTGTCCCGCGAGGCGGTCATTTATCTCCGGTCACTCCGCTATGTGGAGACGCTGGCGGAGTCGAGAAGCTGCAAGCGTGAGGTGGGCAAGAGAAGCTCAAAGCGAGTGTTTATCAAGGTCCTGGCCATCCACCCCGAACCGCCTCAAGGTTCACAATCTTTCAAGCTCAATGTCCTGCACTCAAAGCTGGCCCGCCTTTCCAAGGCTATGCCTTCACCTCGGGGAGCTCGCTGATGCAGGTGGTGTAGCGGGGGCTGAGCTGCTCCCGCTTCATCATCCACTCCCTTGTATCCCGGCCCCGGGCCGCGAAGTAGACCTTTCCCAACCGCCCCTGGTTGATCTTGTCGATGACCTGCATCAGTGCCTCGCTGCGGGGCGATTGCTGCTCAGCAGCGAACAGGTCGCCCTGCTGCATGCCCATGGGGGTGAAGTCGGCCAGCATGACGCCCCCCTTCTGATAACGCTGCTCGTCGCGCCAGATACGGGGGAGTAGTTGGGGTATCAGGGCCAGCAGCGCTCGGGTGTCATTGGTGGGCATGGCAGGAGGAGCAGGGCTACACCTTCAGTTTCTCCCAGCTCACGATCAACGCCGACACGCACCCGCTGTTGCGGCGAATGCACAAGCTTGGGGACGAGAAGCGGAGCCTGGTCATTGTGCCGCCTGAAGACTACGACGCTTGGTTGCTTGGTTGCTTGGTTGGGGGGCCGGGATCCTGAGCTGGCTCGAGCCTACCTAATTCCGCAATTGGCAAAACTGCTAGTAGGTGAGCCAATGCCACGAGAGCGTCGAGGTAACTAAAAATAGACGCTCACAATCGGCGTTGGTTAAATCTATGGCGATACATGCTAATGAACCCTACCATTGATTTTGGCTGGCTAAGTGACTTAGTTGGCCGATTTTGTTGCAATGATACACAGAAAAGGAGTCCTGTGATGTCTACCCATCACTATCAGTGTCAATACTGCTATTGCACCACTTCAATGTGGGAAGATGATGACGGCAAAGATGATTTCTATGGCGGCCCTATTGAAGACTGCGGTTGTCAATCTGCTGTGAATGATGACTACGATGATGATGATTAATGGATAACGTTGATGTCATTACTTAGAGCCGTATCGATGCTCTTGTCCGGCATTGTCGATGGTTAGCTTGTAATGCCGATGGTTGAAACCCTACGGCCCCAGCGTTAGTATTGCCCCAACATGGCCAGAGTCTCACCGACCCTGGCCTTTTTCATTTCTGGCCCGCCTCGCGCGGGCTTTGTCGTTTCTGGAGGAGCGATGCATGGGGAAAGAAGAAGATCTCGCGACGGCTGCGGCTGCCGCGGGGGTGGCAAAGAGCGCACCGCCGGTGGTGGTGTCCGGTATGACGCTGGCCGGGTACTCGCTCAATGACTGGGTGCTGGCTGCCACGTTGATGTGGATAGCGGTTCAGATGGGCTGGTTTATCTGGTCGAACATCATCAAGCCGCGCCGCCAGCAGGGAGGTGCAAAATGAACAAGGTCCGCATTGCCATTGCCGCGCTCAGCCTGAGTGCAGCGGGCTTTGTGGGGCTCCTGAATCGGGAGGGGTTTGAGCCGACGGCTTACCCCGACCCGGTACACGGTACCAAGCTCCCCACCATCGGCTTTGGGAGCACCGAAGGGGTCAAGATGGGTGACACCATCACGCCCGTCGCTGCGGTGAACAGGAGCCTTCGGGAGGTGCGGGTGTTCGAGGATGCCCTCAAGGCCTGCATCAAGGTGCCACTCCACCAGTATGAGTTCGACGCCTATGTCGAGCTCTCCCACAACATCGGCCCCGGCGCCTTCTGCCGCTCCACCATCGTGAAGCGCCTGAACGCTAGTGACTACCCAGGTGCCTGCGAGGCGATCCTGCTGTTCAAGCGTGCCGGCAACCAGGACTGCTCGGCGCCAGGAAACCGGGTCTGCCCCGGGCTCTGGAAAGACCGGCTGCGCCTCAATGCGAAGTGCAAGGGGGTGTGATGGGAGTGACTCAGCAGAGCAAGGTGTTACCGTTCCTGGCCGGCGCCCTGGTGATAGCTGCCCTGGCCGGCGGTGGGGTGGCGCTCTATCGCTCCGGCCATGCTGCTGGGGAGGAGGGGGAGCGCAAGACCTGGCAGGCGAAGTGGAATGAAGAGGCTGCCCGCCTCGCTACTGCCAGGACCAAGGCCGAGCAGAAGGCCAGGGAAGAGGAGCTGCGCCGCCAGTCTGAAATCGATGAGGTGAGAGACCATGCACAAGAAGAAATCGCCCAAGCGCAGGCTGATGCCGTTGCTGCTGGCCTTGAGTCTGGCCGGTTGCGCGAGCAAGCCCGTCGCCTGGCAGCCCGAGCAAGTCAGTGCGCCAGCGGTTCCGGCGCTCCCCAGGGAGGCCCGGCAGCCGGGCAACCTGCCATGGTGCTCGCCGACCTGCTCAGCCGGGCTGACGAAAGAGCGGGTGAGCTGGCAGCAGCGTATGACCAAGCTCGAACGTCAGGACTAGCCTGCGAGCGGGCCTATGACTCCCTGCGCACCGCGACCATGAAACCCCGCCAGTAACGGCGGGGTTTGTCTTTCTGGGGAAGGGGAGAAGGTGATGCAGATGAACTGGAGCAGTGAAGTGGAAAGCGGTATCGATGTGACTGGGGTTATCACCTGCGTTGAGCGCTACGATGGAGCCGAGGCGGTGGTTGTCCTTTCCTCCGGTGTTTCTGTGGTGGTGGCTGCAGCCCACAAGCCGGTACCCGGCGATATCATCGTTGAAGGCGAGCTATCTCTCTAAATGGCAAAGACCGACTGGGCACAGCTCAATGCAGAGTTCCTGCAAGAGCATGAAGCGACCGGCATCAGTGCGAAAGACTGGTGTGACAGCCGCTGCCTGAACTACAACTCGGCGCGTCGCTATTTGAAATCCCGGGGGCAATCCCCTGCGCAACCTGATAAATCTCGCGTAGCTGCGCAATCTGCGCATTCCGAAGTGCGCAAAACTGCGCAATCTGCGCAAAGTGCGCAAGCCAAAGGGAATGAGGCCAAGGACAAAGGGGGAGAGCGAAGAGGGGAGAAGTCCTCCGCATCCACAAAATCCCAGCCCGAGCCTGAGCAGACCTCGAAAAACAAAGGGCGGGATGGTGCTGGCCGCTTCGTCCGGGGCGAGTACGAGGGCAACCCGAACCCGCCAGCCAACATCAAGCCGGGCATGCAGATAGCCAAGACCCACGGCGGTTATGCCAAGTACCTCGATGCCGAGGAGCTGTTCGACCAGGCCCGCGAGTTGCAACTGCGCGACGAGCTGGACTTCACCCGGGCTCGCGTCATCTCCGTCACCAAGCTGCTCAAGGGGCTGCAGCAGGACCTGGTCACTGCCAGCGAGATGACCGACCGGATTGCGCTCTACGACAAGATCCTGAAAGCCGAGCAGGCACTCGACCGGAACATCCAGCGCATCGAGTCCATCGAACGGACCCTGAGCGCCCTGCGTATCGACGAGGTGAGCGTGCCGAAGATTGAAGAGGACACTCGACGCATTCGAGCTGCGGCCCGCAAGCTGACAGCAGAAGCGGACCGGCTCGAGAAGGATGGCGGCAGCGAGTCCACCCCGGTCAGCGAGATGGTCACCGAGCTGCAGGGCATGGGGACTGGCGGGCTGATGTCGTGATAAAATGCGAGCCAGAGTTCACCCCCCATGCAGGAGCCAGCCATGAAACAAAGAGAGCGTCAGGCCGCACAACGGATTTTGGCTATTGAGGCGATCGCCAAACTTCGCTCGGTGTCAGAGCTGTTTGGCGTAGAAGATGTGGGGCTTGACGATGAACGTGCAACGGCTGACTTCAAGCGTTGGGATGAAAAGATCACAGAGCTTGAGCGGTGGATAAAAGATGAAAGCCCGATCGCCTGAACTTGCTTCCACTGGAGTAATAATGAGAATTTATCGCAAGAATGAGGCTGGGGAAGCGGTTTACATCGCCGATTGCTCATTGCCGCAGGAGGTGTGCGACGCCGTTGATTCAGGGCGTGAGGCGCAATACGAGTTGCCGCCAGTTCTGGGGCCATCGCGACAAATTGGTTATGACATCGAACCTGATTACGCCGCTACTTTCACCATTGAGCGCGTGCTCCTCGAGCCATACCGCCTTTACCGCAACGGCGTGCTGGTCGAGATGGGCGCAATGATTGCAGATCCCAGTCATGTGAGGATGCTGGCCGAAAACATTCAGCAGCGTGCCGCAGCCAGGGCAGAGGTCAACGCCATCACCGCAGCATGGCAAGAACGAACATAACTACAGCATCACCCACACCAACCCGCTTCGGCGGGTTTTTTGTTGCCTGAGATCCCACGATGACCGAACTCGATACCTCCGCCATGACTGAGCAGGAGCAGATGGCCTACATCCGCTCGAAGCTCAGCGATAAGTGGTGGCGGATGAACAACCTCTACATGATCGAGAACGAGCAGGGCCAGCTGGTGCGCTTCCGGTTGCGCCCAGCACAGGAGCTGCTGTTCCGGACCATGTGGTATCTGAACATCATCCTCAAGGCGCGTCAGCTGGGTTTCTCCACGGCCATCGACATCTACCTGCTCGACGAGGCGCTGTTCAACAAGAACCTCAAGTGCGGGATCATCGCCCAGGACCTGACGGCCGCCGGCGAGATCTACCGCACCAAGATTGAAGTGCCCTTTGATAACCTGCCGGGCTGGCTCAAGGCACAGTTCAAGGTGGTGACTCGGCGCGGTGGGGCGAATGGTGGGCACATCCTGTTCCGGCATGGCTCCAGCATCCAGGTGGCCACCTCGTTCCGTTCCGGTACCGTCCAGCGCCTGCATGTCTCCGAGCACGGGAAGATTTGCGCCAAGTACCCGGAGAAGGCCAAGGAAGTGCGCACGGGGACGTTGCAGGCAATCCACCCGGGTGCCGTGGCCTTTATCGAGAGCACAGCCGAAGGGGTGGGCGGTGACTTCCACGCCATGAGCATGAAGTCCCTCGAGTTGGCCCGGGCCTCTGGTGAGCTCAGCCAGCTCGACTGGAAGTTCCACTTCTTCGCCTGGTGGCAGGACCCCAAGTATCGCGCAGATGTGCCGGCATCCGGCGTGGTGATGAGCAAGACCCAGGCGGAGTATTTCGCCGCGGTCGAGAAGTCGATGGGTTGCACCATTGCCGACGAGCAGCGGCAATGGTACGTGCTGAAGGAAGCCACATTGGGCGCCGAGATGAAGCAGGAGTTCCCCAGCACGCCACTGGAAGCGTTTCTCACCTCCGGGCGCCGGGTGTTCGACCCCATCCATACCATGGATGCCGAGGGCGATTGCATGGCCCCGCTCATCGTCTACGACATCGACCCAGTGACCGGAAGGCGTGAGAAGGCCCGCAAGCCTGAGAAGCTGGACGAGCGTGGCCAGCGCTCCCTCGAGAACATGCTGCTGGTCTGGGAGCTGCCAGACCCCGACGAGGATTACGCCATCGGCGCCGACGTGGCGGAAGGGCTGGAGCACGGCGACCGCTCAAGCCTGGATGTAACGGCCAAGAGCGACGGCCGGCAGGTGGCCCACTGGTTCGGGCATCTGGATCCCGGGCTGTTTGCCCAACTGCTTGCCCACGTTGGCAGGTTCTACGGCACCGCAGAGCATGGCCCGGCCTACATCGGCCCGGAGCGCAACAACCACGGCCACGCCGTGCTGCTCAAGCTGCGTGAGATCTACCCAACCCGGCGCATCTACACCCAGGAGCACATCGACCGGGACCGCGACGACGAGACGCCGCGCCTCGGCTGGCTCACCACTCGGCAGTCAAAGCCGATCCTCGTCGATGGCCTCAAGGCCCTGCTGCGTGCCGGGCAGTCCGGGATCCGCTGGATAGGCACCATCCACGAGGCCACCACCTACGTCTACGACAAGAGCGGCAGCATGAACGCCCAGGACGGCTGTTTTGATGACCAGCTCATGAGCTACATGATTGCCCAAGAGATGCGGGCTCGGATGCCGGCCCGCATCGTCAAACCCGAAACCTCCCGCAAACCCAAGCACTGGATGGCCAACTGATGATCAACGCCCAACCCAAGGCCCCTGCAAAAGGCGGCCTCGATACCCCGCGCCTGCTCAAACTGATGAGCGATATCAATGGCCAGCCGGACTGGCGAAGCCTTGCCAATCGAGCTTGCGCCTACTACGACAACGACCAGCTGCCACCTGCGGTGAAAAAGGCACTCGATGAGCGCGGGCAGCCCATCACTATCCACAACCTCATCGCCCCAACTATCGACGGCGTGCTGGGGATGGAGGCCAAGAGCCGCACCGATCTGATGGTGATCGCCGATGACCACGACGACGAGCTGGAGCAGCTGGCGGAGGCCGTCAATGCCGAATACGCCGACATGTGCCGCCTGGGCGGACTGGACCGCGCCCGAGGCGAGGCGTATGGCGGCCAGATCAAGACTGGTGTGGGCTGGGTCGAGGTGTGCCGCCGCGATGACCCGTTCGGCCCGCGCTACAAGTTCAGTAATGTCCACCGCGACGAGGTCTATTGGGACTGGTACAGCAGGGAGCCGGACCTGAGCGACTGCCGCTGGTTGATGCGCCGGCGCTGGGTCGATCTGGATGAGGCCAAGACTATGTTCCCGAGCAAGGCCAAGGCGCTGCAGTGGGGCGTCAACGACTGGGAGGGGATGGTAAGCCTGACCGCCATCGAGGGGATGGATCCCAACCTGGTCAGCGCCTATGACGAGTGGAGCCAGTTCAGCGGCAAGGAGATAGAGTGGTGCAGCCGGGAGCGAGACCGGGTGCTGCTGCAGGTGGTCTACTACCGCACCTACACCATGCGTCAGGTGCTGAAGCTCGACTCAGGTCGGGCGCTGGAGTACGACAAGACCAATCAACTGCACCTGGCTGCTGTGGCCATGGGGCGCGCCAAGCTGGAGCGCTGCCCTGTGGCTGTGATCCGGGAATCCTGGTTCGTCGGCCCCCATCATCTGGTTGATCGACCCTGTTCAGCTCCCCACAACATGTATCCGCTGGTGCCATTCTGGGGTTACCGCAAAGACCGCACCGGCGAGCCTTATGGCCTGATTGCCAGGGCGATGCCAGCGCAGGACGAGGTGAACCTGCGGCGCATCAAGCTGACCTTCCTGCTGCAGGCTAAGCGCGTCATCATGGACAAGGACGCCACCAACATGAGCCGGGATCAGGTGCTGGAGCAGGTCGAGCGCCCGGATGGCTACATCGAGCTCAACCCGGACCGCGCCAACAAGACCAGCGTGAGCGATGCCTTCAAGGTGGAGCAGGACTTCAACGTGGCGGCCCAGCAGTTTCAGGTGATGCAGGACTCGGTGAAGCTGATCCAGGACACCATGGGGGTTTATGCCGCCTTCCTGGGGCAGGGCTCCACCGGGCAGTCCGGCGTGGCGATCAGCAACCTGGTGGAGCAGGGGGCAACCACGCTTTCCGAGATCAACGACAACTACCGGATGGGCTGCCAGCAAGTGGGGCAGTTGGCGCTGGCGTACCTGCTGGAAGACATGGCCAGCAAGCGCAACTACAAGGTGACCGTGAACCGGGATGACCCCCGCCGCCGCAAAGCCGTGGTGGTCAACGTGGAGCAGGAGGATGGCAAACTCACCAACGATGTGACCCGGCTGCGGGCCCATATCGCACTGGCGCCGATCCAGCAGACTGCCGCCTACAAGCAACAACTGGCCGAGCGGATGACCCAGGCTATGTCCCAACTTCCGCCAGAGGCTGCAGGTGCCTGCTTTGACCTGCTGGTCGAGCTGATGGATGTACCGCGCAAGGCAGAGTTCGTGGAGCGGATCCGCAATGCCCTGAACATCCCGAAAGACCCGGACGAGATGAGCGATGAGGAGCGCGCCGCTGCCGAGCAACAGGCTCAGCAGGCCCAGATGCAGCAGGAGCTGGCCATGCGCGAGATGCAGGCCAAGTTGGCAGAACTGGAAGGCAAAGCCGCCAAGTGGCAGGCAGAGGCTCAGCGCATCGCCAAGCTGACCGACTCCATCCGGTTTGAGGATGCTCTCAAGCAGGCCCAGACTGGCAAGACACTTCAGGAGATGGAGCGCCTTGCTGCCGAGCAGCAGAGCATCCAGGGGGAGCAGGCCGTGCTGCAGGCGCAGTTGCTGGAGAGCATCCAGCAGCAGATCGACGCCATCGCGCTCTGATAGTTGCTTTCCTGACCTGCCAGCGTTACGATTTCCCCAACATGGCCCAGTCTCTCGAGATTGGGTCTTTTTCTTTGATTGAGTTGACAGTCAGTAGCGTAACGGACTCTCTTTGCGTATGATTTGCGATGAGTCTTATGACTCCCGTACTTGTTTTAAGCCCGCCCCACGCGGGCTTTTTTTTATGGACCAGCCTCGAGCTGGTTTTTTTGTGCCCAGCCCCAGCCGGGGAGCGCTTTCACCGAGAGCCTTCCCCCGCTTGGGCAGCGATACCACCCACTGAAAACCCACGAGGACAACCATGGATAAGAACATCGACAACCTGACCGGCACTGAGAGCCTGGACGAACTGGAAGCCATGCTGGAGGCGATCGAGCGTGAGCCCGATGCCGAGCTGGATGATGGCACTGCTACCGAGCAAACGGACGTAGATCCCGCGCCGTCGGCGGGTGAGGTGGCAGCCGGTAACGAACAAGCCAACACCGAGCAGGGCGGTGAAGGGGCCACGGAGCCTGAGAAGGTGATCCTGGCCAAGAGCGGTCAACACACCATCCCGTATGAAGTGCTTGAGCAGTCGCGCAATGAGGTCAAGGTGCTGCGTGAGCAGTTGGCCGCATCGCAGCAAGCCCAAGCTGAACGGGACAAGCTGCAGGCGCTGATGGAGAAGCACGGGATCAACCCCGACGTTGACCCCGACGACATCAGCCAGGAGGAGCTCGAGCAGTTGGCGCAGGACTACCCGGATCTCGGCAAGTCCATCGCCGCCATTGCCCGCAAGCTCCAAAAGCTGGAGCCCCAGGTCGCCCCGCAGCAGGTTCAACCCACCCTCAACCCGGTACAGGCCGCACTGCAGGCGGTACCTGATCTGGTGAGCTGGCGGGAAAAGGACCAGGACCGTTTCGACTTCGCCATCATCGTCGATGAGAAGCTCCAGGTTGATCCCGCATGGCAAGGCAAGTCGCTGGATGAGCGATTCGCAGAGGCGGCGCGTCGCACCAAGCTGGCCTTTGGTGATGAGGTCATCCCTCCCGCCAAGGTACCCGGCAAGGGTGCAGAAAAGCCCGCTGATTTCATCCCGTCCAGCCCTTCGGCACTCGGCCAGACCCATCATGCCGCTCCCACTGGAGTGGAGCGCTTTGGTGCCATGTCTCAGACCGAGCTTATCGGCGAGATGGGCGCCATGACGGACGCCCAAATGGAGGCGCTGCTGGAGCAGGCCGGGTACTAACCCACCACCCATTTCAATAAGCCAACCCCGACCACTGTGTCGGGGTTTTTGTTTTCATGTAGGAGAGGATCATGACCCAAGTCACCTCGGCGCAAGCCAACAGGATTTTGCAGGCCGCACTGTTTACGGCGGCCAACCGTTCTCACTCGCTGGTGAACATGCTGACCGAAGAGGCCCCCAAGGGTGCCAAGGTCAACGGCGGCAAACAGACCAGCGCCGGCGCCCCCGTGGTGCGCATCACCGACCTCGGTAAAGGCGCCGGGGATGAAGTGGACATGCAGCTGTTCCACCAACTGTCTGGCCGCCCGACCATGGGTGACAAGAAGCTGGCAGGGCGCCTCGAGAGCATGTCCTTCGCGGACTTCTCGCTGAAGATCAACCAGACCCGCCACGGTGTGGACGCGGGCGGCAAGATGAGCCAGAAGCGCACCAAGCACGACCTGATCAAGACGGCTCGCGTGCTGCTGGGCGATGGCTACTACGGTCGCCTGGTTGACCAGCGTGGCTTTGCTCAGCTGGCCGGTGCTCGCGGCGATTACTCGGCAACCGATATCATCCTGCCGCTGGCGGATGACCCCGAGTTTGCCGACATCATGATCAACGAGCTGACCGCGCCGACCTACGAGCGTCACTTTTTCGGTGGAGATGCGACCAGCTTCGAAGCCCTCGATGCAGCGGATCGCTTCAATCTCGGCTGCGTGGACAACATGGCGCTCTATCTGTCCGAGATGGCCAACCCCATCCAGCCGATCCGCATGGTGGCGGACCCGTCCGGTGGCGAGCCGCTCTACGTGCTCTACGTGACCCCGCGCCAGTGGCACGACTTCTACACCTCCAGCTCCGGCAAGGACTGGAACGCCATGCTGGCGGCGGTGGCGGAACGAGCCAAAGGCTGGAACCACCCCATCTTCCGCGGGGAAGGCGCCATGTGGCGCGGCATCCTGGTCAAGCCCTACAAGGGCATGCCGATCCGCTTCAACCAGGGCAGCATCGTCAAGGTGTGTGCCGCCAACTCCGCGACAGGGGCGGAAGTGAACAAGGTTGCGGGCACCCTGATCGACCGCGCCGTGCTGCTGGGCGGCCAGGCGCTGGCCAATGCCTTTGGCTCTGGCGAGCAGGGGGGCTCTTTCGGCATGCACGAAGAGAAGACCGACCACGGCAACAGCACCGAGATCTCCATCAGCTGGGTGTCCGGTCTGCAGAAGATCCGCTTCAAGCAGCGCAACGGCAACATTCAGGACCATGGCTGCATGGTGCTGGATACCGCGGTGAGCGCCATCGCCCGCTAAGCCGCTGACCCATGGGGCTTCACGGCCCCATCACATCACTATCTGACCAGACAAGGAGCCATATCATGGCCAAGATTACCCTGATCGCTCGAGCGTACCGCTGGTTTGTCGGCGCATTCGGCAACCTCTCTATCTCCCCGACCCTGGTGGCCAAGCTGGCTGCGGTACCCGCTGGCGATGTTGTCGCATACGGCGACAATGTGGAGCCCAACCTGAAAGTGGTGGGGGTGACGATGTTCAGCACTGCGCTGGGCGCGAGTACCACCATCACCGCCAAGATCGGCACGACCACCATCATCAACGCCGAGAGTACGGTGGGGGCGGTGGCAAAGTATTACCCGGTCGATGACCTGATGACCGAGCCTGACCAGGAGCTCACCCTCACGGTTGGTGGTGGGGCTGCGACGGGCACGGTCAAGCTCAAACTGCATTACGAGGTAGTCGGCAACCTGTGAGGCAGCCGATCACTGTCCGCCCGGCCCGTGCCGGGCTTTTCGTTTCTGAAGAGGAGTCATCGCCATGAGCGACAAGATTGCCGTGGTTTATATCGGCGACAAGCCGAGCAAGAAAGACACGGTCACCGGCAGCCGCCTGGTCTTCCCGCGCCATACCGCAGTGGATGTGGAGAGTCACATCGCCATGCAACTGCTGGAGTTCCCGAGCGTCTGGATCCGCCATGAGGCACTGGCTGGCGAGCTGGCGCGTCAGGAGACTGTTGCCGAGATGGAAGCCCTGGAGCTTCAGCGCCTCGCCGCCGAGCAGGCCCGCCTGGCGGAAGAGCAGAGCATGGTGGTCGGTGAGCGCGATCTGGCCAAGATGACCTCTGCCCAACTGGCCACCCTGGTGGAAGGGGAAGATCTGGATATCGAGCCACAGGGCCCGCAAGAAAAGGTGCCCGATTACCGGGTGCGCGTGCGTGATGCCCTGAAGGCCAAGCTGGCAGAGCAGGGGGAATAGCATGCAGATGGTGTCGCGTGAGCAGTTCCTGCCCACTGTCAGGCTGCACATCACCGGCCCGCTCGAAGTCATGCTGAGTGAGGCCGTCACAGAGGCGGCCATCACGTTCTGCCGGGAGTCGGCCTTGCTGACCCTTGACCGACTGCTGCCCAGCGCGTCAGCCGGCAGCCTGGTGGAGGTCTGCAACATCAGCGGGATGACATCGTGCAATGTGCTGCACCTGACCGGAGAAGGGGGCGCGCCATTTGTCAGCGGGCAAGACTTCTTCGCCATGTCGGCCAATGAGCTGAGCATCCTGACAGATCTCTGCAATGTGCGGATCTGGTATGTGGCTGCCCCGGTCAAGAACGCCACCGAGCTCCCAGCCCAGCTCTACCACGATCACGCCGATGCCATTGCCCATGGCGTCGCAGCCTTGCTCTATGCCCAGCCAGACCGCCCCTGGTCTGACCCTAAGCGAGCAGGATACCACCGGGCTGAGTTTGTCGAAGGTTGGCGTCGCGCTGGCCGGTTCCGCAAAGAGCACAGCGCCCCGACCCAGGTCGAATTCCACAACCCGCCCCGCAAACACTCTTTTTTCTAAAGGACTCCACACATGGCAACCGTTACCGTTGACTCGATCTTGAAGCGGGTAAATACCCTGCTCAACGATCGCACCTGGGTTCGCTGGCCCAAGCAGGAGCTGTTGGACTACTACAACGATGCTGCCAAAGCGATCGTGTTGATGCGTCCTGATGCTCATACCAAGAACGTCCAGTTCAACTGCGCCGCTGGTACCAAGCAGACTTTGCCTGCAGATGCCCTGCGGCTGATCGAGGTGCTGCGAAACGCCGACGGCAAAGTGATTCGCTTTGTGCCGCGGCGCGCTCTCGATGACAGTTACCCGGACTGGCATGCAGGTAAGGATGGCACCAGCGTGGCCGCCTACACCTATGACGATCGGGACCCCAAGAACTTCTATCTCTACCCGGGCCCCGCCGCCGCAGTGAAGGTGGATGTGATCTACTCCGTAGCGCCGCAATCCAAGGTGCTGGCGGACGTGGAAAACGTGGGCACGCCGGCGCTGGCCGATCTGGATGACATCTACATCAACCCGCTTATCGACTTCATCATGTACCGGGCCTTCTCGAAGGACTCCGAATACAGCGCCAACTCCAATCGGGCTGTCGGCCACTACAACGCCTACCTGCAGCAACTGGGTGAAAAGACCCAGGTTGATACCAACTTGGAGCAGCGCAAGTCCGAAGGCTTCTCCCGCGTGACCGGACAGTAAGGAGGCGTCATGGCTGGAGTGTGGAAGCGTGACGGTACGGTGGCCGTCACCAATGGCAACAAGAAGGTGACCGGTACCGGGACCACCTTCGCAGACACCAAGAACGGGGTGGCCAAGGGCCACCTTTTTTGTATCACCAGTGGCACCTCGGTGGATTTCTACGAGGTGGACTACGTGGTGTCCAACACGGAGCTGTATCTGGTGCAGGCCTACCGTGGCACAACTGCCACTGGCAAGGCCTACGAGATCATCACGACCTTTTCGGATTCCGTGCCGGAGTTCGCCCGCCGACTGACCGCCACACTGAGTGCCTATCAGCAGCAGAGCGATGCCTTCCAGGCGCTGCTGACGAGCAATGCAGCCACTATCGAGGTGACTGCGCCGGATGGCACCAAGCAAACACTGATCCCGTGGAAGCGTGTGACCAGTGAAGGGGAGGGCCAGGCTGCCCGCGCCAAGACGGAGGCGGACAAGGCAGCAGCAAGCGCGGCCCTGGCTGGCGATATTGTCGCAGCGTCGGCCCTGCCGCTGCCGGATGTGTGGGCGCCGCTCTCTGACAGCCTGCGCCTTATCACCGGTTATGGCCGTGACGTGCTGGTCGGGTCGGATGTGGTGGCGAGGATGGTAAATTTCAGCCGCAGCACCACAGCGACCTATATCGGAAAAGACGGCCAGCTTAAAACCGCTGCCGCGAATGAGCCGCGCTTTGAGAAAGAGGGGCTGCTGATTGAGGGGCAGAGTACGAACCTGGTAATTCGCAGCGCGGACATGACGCAATTGCCGTGGAGCGGCGCCAATGCCGGAACTGGCGTTCTGCCTATTGTGACAGGAAATTATGCGGTTGCCCCCGACGGCTCCCAATCCGCTACGCGACTGATATTGAACAAAGGGGCGGGCACAACGGGTGCTGATGAGTCAACAATGCGCTGCTCGCTCAATACAACGGTGGGGTCAACGTACACTCTATCGGTGTGGTTAAAGTCAACAGATGGGGTGTCGCAGCCAAAAGTTTCACTGTCATTTAACGGGGGTGAGGGCTCCGCAACCATCACTGTGACGGGTGAGTGGCGCCGCTATCAAATCACGACACTCTCCGCAATTGATGCGAATAGAACCCCTCGCCTTCAACTTAGGGGAGGGTTCGGAACATCCGACACGGCAGACATATTAGTGTGGGGTTGGCAACAGGAAGCCCTTCCGTTCGCCAGCTCCTACATCCCAACCAATGGCGCAGCGGTGACTCGGGCGGGTGAGGCTGTATTCCTGCCATGGGTGCTCAACATGCCCTCGACCAACATGACTGTGGCATTAAATTATGATGTCGCTGGGGTATTGCTAGTCTCGAGCCAGCGGCTTATTGAGTATGCGGCACCCGCGAATCCACGATACCTCATTCAAATCAACGGGGCTGGGGAGTTGGAGTCCTTTTGTTCGTCAGTGCCTGTAAGGGTGAGTTCCCCACCGCTTGGACCGGGCTCACTTGTTGTAGCAGCAACATCACAAACACGCCAGGCGCTGAGAGTCACGGGTAAACCACTTACGGTAATCACGCCCACTGGGCTTGCAGCGGCAACAACAAACATCAACATTGGCTCGGGCGGCGGGGTTTCTGCGCCGATGTTCGGCCACGTTCGCCATCTCCGTATCTGGCACAGAACCCTCACCGATGATCAAATCAAGGCGGTAGCATGACCTTTATCGACCTCAACCTGAAGGCGGCCGATAAGGCCGCCATGACCAAGGCCCTGCAGGCCGCTGGCTTCGTCAAAGACAGCGAAACCGGCACCCTCTATCACCCTGCCGCCTCGCTGCAACTGCTGCCGCCCGGCATGGTCACTCGCCCCACTGGCGCGATGCAGACCGTCGATGGTATCGAGCTGGAGGTGCGTGAGCCCGTGCCCGGCTATCACGCCAACGTGCGCACCACCGACGCCGCCCTGGCCGCCGCCCTGGCGCCGGTGACCGTGGTTGTCGAAACTCCCCAGTATGTCTGGGCATCAGATCCCTCCAGTATGTGAGCCTTGCCTCCTGGCGCTCCCGGCGTTAGGATTTACCCATCATGGCCCTGCTCTCCCGAGTGGGGCTTTTTCGTTTCTGCCTCTCTGAGATCCCCATGCCCATACTCGATATCGTCACCATGCGAGGGACTATGCCGCGCGTGGAGCCCCATCTTTTGTCTGATGAGGTCGCGGTGGTTGCTCGCGACTGCCATTTTGACCATGGCGTCATCTCGCCTCTGGAGGATGACTCCAGCATAGGTATGGAATTGCCCATCGTACCTATCACCCTTTTTCGCTATGGCCAGCACTGGTTTGCCTGGAACAAGGTGGTGGAGGCCATCCGCTCCCCAATCGCTCAGGACCCGTATGGCCGGGTTTACTACACGGACGGCGAATATCCCAAGGTGACTCATGCCCAGATCGCCACTGGCGGCAGCAACAAGCCGACGGCGTGGTATCGGTTAGGCATTCCAGCCCCTGGTGTTCCGGTCGGGATTGGCGCCATCACTCCGCCTGTTGGTGGAGTGGATGATGATCTGACCGATGACGAAACCCGCTTCTACGTGGATACCTTTGTCACTGCGATGGGGGAGGAAGGCCCACCAGGCCCGGCCAGTGGAAAGGTGAATATCGGGATCCCGGGATCATCTGTTGCTTTGATGCTGAGCCCGCCGAACGCCCAGAACAACAACATCACCAAGCGTCGGGTCTACCGGTCTGTTTCAGGTGGTGGCTTGGCGGATTACTTGCTGGTTGCCGAGCTGCCGATCGCCCAGGCGTCGTTTGTCGATACCCGGGAGGATGGGGAGCTGGGCGCCGTGCTGGAGACCTACGACTACACCATGCCGCCGGATGGCATGCGTGGCTTGTGTCAAATGGCGAATGGCATGTGTGCGGGGTTTGCTGGCAACTCCCTCTACCTGTGCGAGCCTTACCTTCCCTACGCCTGGCCGGAGAAGTACCGGCTGACCACTGAGCACGACATTGTGGCGATCGCTGCCATCGACACCACCTTGGTGATTGGGACCAAGGGGTACCCCTATCTTGCCCAGGGTGTGAGCCCGGCATCGGTGACCACCCAGAAGCTCAGCCAACTGCCGCAGTCCTGTGTCAGTGGTCGCTCTATGGTGGCTATGGATGGCGTTGTGCTCTATGCCTCCCCGGACGGGTTGGTCGGCATCGGTGCCAACGGTGGTCAGGTGGTCACCGAGGGGATCATCACCCGAAGCCAGTGGCGGGCAATGAAGCCAGAGAGCATGCGGGCATGGCACCACGAGGGAAAATATGTGGCCATGACCGACACCCACGCATTCATCTTTGACCCGAAAAGTGGTGACTTGCGTGAGCTGACGAACCGGTGGGATGCGGCTGTATCCGATATGGAGAGCGATTCACTCTACATTGCCAAGGGGCGCAGCTTGCAGGTTTGGCGCGGCGGGAGCTCCAGCAATGGTCAGTTCGTTTGGCGGTCCAAGCCATTTATGGTGCCAGAGGGAACGTCTTTCAATTGCTGCCGGGTGTTGGCTCAGGATGTTGGCTTGGTCGGGATCAAGTTGTTCGTTGACGGGGAGCAGGTGATGGAGCTGTCCCCTGGCAACCTGGTGCCCGGGGCGTTCAGGTTGCCCCCTGTGCGTGGCCGGTTCTGGCAGATAGAGGTCTTCGGTACCTCGGTGGTGAGCCGCATCACCCTCGCGAGCAGCATGGCGGAGATGGTGAACTGATGGCCAAGAAACCAGCTTATCGCGCCGGCCGTGACCAGGCCGCAACAGCCGAGAACGTGGAGCTGCTCACCGGGCAGCGTGGCGATCGCCTTGATAAGGCAGTCACTTTCCGGGAGCTGGCGGCATTGGGGCTGTCTACGTTGCGTCCTGGTGCTGGCGGTGTTTATGTCCCGGGCAAGAACCCAGACCTTTTCCCGCCGGGCCAGATGGAGTTCCCCCACGCTCCGGTCAATGTGATCGCCAATGGCGCATTTCACACGGTCCTTGTTGAGTGGGATCCGCCGCAGTACCGGGGGCATGCTCACGCCGAGATATGGCGAGCTGAGAGTGACAACCAAGCCGAGGCCACCCTGGTGGGGACCTCTTCGGCCAATCTCTTCTCTGACGCCATTGGCAAGGGCGCCGCGTTTTACTACTGGGTGCGCTTCGTCAACGGCAAGGATGACAGGGGGCCCTTCCAGGGTGTGCAGGGAATTGAGGCTGAAACCAGCCGGGATGTGCAGGACATTCTCGACGAACTGCAGGGGAAAATAGAGGAGAGCCACCTGGCCCAGGCGCTGCTGGGGCCAATAGAGCAAGTTCCACAACTCCAGCTCGACATTGCGATCCTGAAGCCTAAGGTTGATGAAATCGAGGTAATTCTCCCCAAGGTCAATGAGATCGATCTCATTCTCCACAAGATGGATGAAATCGAGGTCATTCTCCCCAAGATAAATGAAATCGAGGTGATCCGCCCCAAGATTGCCGCCATCGAGGGCAAGATCCCCGGCATCGAACAGGAGCTGGCCGGGTTGGATGAGCGCCAGAAGGTAGCGCAAGAGCTGCTGGATGATGCCCAGCAGCAGCTTGGGATGTCTAGCATTGAGCTCGGTTTGGTGCAGGACCGCCTAAATGCCAAGCTGGACAAGTACAAAGGCGACTTTGACTCGTTCCTGGATGCCGTGTTTGTCATCGACCCAGAAAACGGCAGCATGACCATGGATGCGGTCAATGCCGTGCGCGAGGAGATGCGGGCTTCTATCACTGAAGTCCATCTGGGGCTTGATGCCGTCGCCGGCCAGATCGACAGCAAGGCCGACAATGTAACCGTGGATAGCCAGGGCTCGCGTCTAACTGAAGCGGAGCAGCGCATTAATGGTCTGGATGCCAGTCTGAGTCAAACGGTCACCAAGGGGGAGTTCACTGACGAACAACAGCGAGTCACCCAGATTGGGCAGGAGCTAAACGCAACAAAAGGGGAGTTGACCCAGAAGGCCGCCCAGCAAGAGGTGGATGAGCATGGCCAGAGGCTGGCCAACGCAGAAAGCAAGCTGACGGTGCATGCTGAAGCTCTATCCACCCAGGCCCAGCGCATCGATGGCCTACAGGCGACCGTCAGCAGTAGCAGCGAAGAACTGGATGCCAGGATCACTGAGTTGGCTCGAGTGACAGCTGACGCCGATGGCGTCGCCGCCCAGCGAGTCAGCGGACTAGAGGTGAGGGCCAGCAAGGCGGAAGGCAAGATCCTAGCGCTGGAGGAGGTTATCGAGTCGGAGGGCGGGATCACTGCCGGGCGGTTCGATGAAATTCAGGCTGAGATTGAGCTGGCAAAGGATAAGGCGGAGGGTGCCTTGGATGTCGGCCAAGCTGCCATTGATGCAGCGCTGGCTGGTGATGAGCGAGATAGGGGAAATCGCAGTGCATTTGGCTCCATTCGCACCCAGCAGCAAGTGATCGTGGATGAGCAGTCCGCTCAAGCCAAGCGTATCACCGACATGAACGTCAAATTTGAAGGGAGGGATGCCAATACTCAGGCACGGATTAGCGGCGTGGAGGTAGTGCTTGCTGACACTAGTGGCGCGCTGGCCCAGCGCATCGACAACCTGAGTGCCTCAACAGACACAGCCCTTGATGAGACGACCGCCACCATCAAGGCACTGGAGAAGGTATCGAGCGACGCTGACGCTGCGCTTGCACTGAGACAGGATCAGATGCGCGTCGAGATGACCGAGGCTGATAACACGCTAAGTGCAGATATCGCCAGTGAGTCGGAGGCCAGGGTCACCGCTGATGAGGCCATTTCGAGGCGAGTTGCCGAAGTGGAGGCGCAGTTCAGCAGCGACCTCGAGGATGCGAAAGCGAGGGTTGCGGCCGAGGAGCTGGCTAGGGCAACAAAAGACGAGGCGCTTGCCCAGCAGATCAGCACTGTTGATGCGGCGTTCAAGGCTGCCGATACGGCACTGTCTGCATCTCTCGCTGAATCGAGCAAAGCCATGGCAGATGCCGACCGAGCGCTGGGGGAGCGGATCAGTACCATCGATGTGACGGTCGGAGAGAACTCGGCCAGCATCACTGAGCTGCAGTGGGTCGTGGTGAGCAATGAGGAGTCGCTGAGCCAGCGCCAGGACAAGCTGGAATCAGAGGTAGATGTTGGCGCCGCCAGCCTGGTTGAAGGGGCTCTGGCCGGGGATGAACGCGACCGGGAGAACCGGAAAGCTCGCGGCGTCATTCTCCAGCAGCAGAGCACGCTGGCGAATCAGCAGGAGGCGCAGGCCAGGACAGTTGAGCAACTGACCGCAGAGTTTGATGCCGAAACGGCAGATCTGAAGGCGCAGATCACCAATGAGCAGTTGGTTAGGGCGACGGCTGATGAGGCGCTGTCACAGCGGATCAGTGTTGTTGATGCCGAGTTCAAGGCGGCCAATGCGGATACCAATGCCGTTATCAGCGCGCTTGAACAATCGAACGCATCGGCAAACGAAGCACTGTCTCTTCGCCAGAATCAACTGGCTGCCGCACTTTCTGATGCTACTGCTGAGCTTGTCGCAAACATCACCAGCGAGGAGTCGGCCCGGGTCACCGCTGATGAGGCG